TTTAGACTACAACAATTTGCACATATACAAGACGTTTACACTCATTTGCCAATGCCATGGAATGACCCTAATACAACCTTTTCGCAGTGGGGAATAAATCTATTAGGTACAACATTATTTGACCCTATAAACTATTTAACATTTGGTGTGGGTGGTCAGATAGCTAAACAGACAATTAAAAAAACCACACAAGAAGCATTAAAAAATAAACTACGTAAAGACATAAATAAAGAGTTACTAGAAGAAGCAGTCAAAAAAAGCACTAATGAATTATTAGGAGTTAAACAAACAGCAAAATTTGCAATAGGTGGATTTACAGCTGGTGCAAGTTTTAGTGGAGCTTTTGATGGCCTTATGCAATTACGTGATATTGCATCAGGAGCACAGGGTGGTTTTGATTTTAAACAGTCAGCTTTAGCTGTAACCACAGGTGGTATTGTTATTGCACCCTTTAGTGCACTCTTTGGTAGAATGGGTGTTAAAACCCAAGCTAACGATTTGTTAGGAAAAAGTGTTAAAGAATTAACAAACTTTGATTTTCATGCCCGTAGTGCTGTGACTGGTAAAGCAGTGTTTAAAGCACTAGATGAAAAAGTATTTAACGAAACAAGTGTGCCTACCACTTTGTTTACTAAAGTTAAAAATTATTTTGAAGAAGATGAAGGGTTGGTGTTATATGATGACACTAATACACCACAAGTATTTAAATTAGACAAAGTATTACCAATTAATAATGAAGGAAAAGTTGTTGGCACGGGTAACAAAATACCAGGTGTTACAAATATTATTAAATTACAAGGTATATCTGATTCTGCTGTTACATTTCCAAAAACCCTAGGTACACCAAAACCTACATATAAGGGTGGGCAGATTAAATTTAACAATGATTTAGAAAAAGCTATTTATATAGTAGGTAGCAAGACTAAGAAAGCTAGTCGCTATGATGAATTTTTAGATTTTGCATTACAACACAGTGGTAAAACTGAAGAAGAGATAATGACAATTTCCCGTCAAATGCGTAGGAATTTAGAAATTGCATTTAAAAATGAAGGACATTTACCTCTGGTAACTACTAAAGAAGAAGTAGCAAAAGCTTGGTACAATAATGCAAATGAAAAATATAACAAAATTAGAAACAAGGTTATTGATGATATACATGGTGTAGGCCCAAACCAAAAACCACCAAAGAGTATAATTAACATAACAAAAGAAATCATGCCAGATAGACAACAGGCGGCATTTCTTTCTCGTTATTCTCAATCAGTATTAGATGATATAACGGAAAAAGGACCTGCACTCAAAGAGATTGCAGCAGGTATAACAAAAGATAATTTAGAAGAAATTTTAGTTTTTGCTAGAACTCTAATAGAAGAGCCAACAAAATTAGCTAAAGCAAACATTGGAGCCACAGCATTAAGACAACAGCTTTGGACACAATATAAAGATATAATATTAAAACAAGTAGATAATTTACCCGAAGCTGAAGCATTAAAATTACGTCAAGCACAAATAGAAGCTATAGAAGAGTATATAAAATTAACTAGAATCGAAAGAGCAATTAAAAAAGAAATATCATTAGGATTAAACGCATCAAAATTAACAGCACAAGATTATGGTTTAGATACTTTACAACAACGTGCGTTGGTAAAAAAAGTAGAGGATATAGTTAAAGATGAAAACTTAGATGTTAAAAAATTCTTTGATAATTTAAAAGGTAGCAAGGCTCAACAAGAAAAGTTTAATGAAATTTTATTAGACATGGATGACCCCGATGCACTACTTAAAATACTAGAAAACACAGATGAGACATTTACAAGATGGGATAAAGTAAATAGTTATTTAACTAACAACATTTTAACTAATACAGCAACACAAGCTATTACAATAGTGGGTAATGCTACTAATTTAGTTAGACGTCCGTTAGAAAAATATTTAAAAGTTTTACCATTAATGAAGATGGACAAGATTGCTGCTAAAGAGGCATGGCGTGAAGCTAATTCACAGTTTGTACATTTTGCTCTTAACACTGGGTTTGCATTGAAAAGAGCTTACAAATCTTTTAAACATTACCGTCCAATTTTAGACCAAAAGATAATGAAGTACGGGGATGTACAACTGCAAAACCAATATAATGACTGGTTAAAAAGTTTTGAAATAAGACGACTTAAAGCAGCAGAAAGACACACCGAAAGTATTTTTCTAGGTAAAGGTCGTGTAGCTGTTAACAAAGCAGCTGCAACAATAGCTAAAGGTGCTCGTTATACACACACCCTTGGTACACGTTTGATGGGTGGTATTGATGAATTTTTCAAAAACACTTCTTATCGTGCACATGCTATGATGGCAATACAAACAATTATTGAAAGAGAACATCCAGAGTTAGTCAATATGATTACGGCTAAAGCATCACGAAAGTTGTATAAAGATGCAAAGTATAAAGAATTAGCAGATAAGTACCTTGAACGATTTTACAATCCAGATGGTTCTGCAAGACCTTGGGAAGATGTTTTAAATGATGATTTAGTTGGTCCATTGTTTACTAAACGTCAAATGGGACAAAGTATGCAACCATTGGAAAATGCTCGTATATTAACTAACCAAGACAGAGGAATAGTAACTGAAGTCAAACAACAAGGTAGTCGTCTTGTTAACGAGGAAGTTAAGAAAACATGGACTCAACATGTTGTAGATTTCTCACAAAACAGAAAATGGACAAAACCTTTAGGGTTATTATATATCAATACTCCTGGCTCTTTAATACGTGCAGAGGTACAACGTTTTCCAATATTAGGTGCATTTCAAGACCACATGAGAAGGATGTTAGCAAGAGATGGTAAAGGTAATTTCTTATATCCTGAAGAAGCAGCAGAAGCTATAGCAAGACAAACATTTGGTTTGATGGCATGGGGCACAGCTGTGTGGGTTGCACTTTACCGTCCAGATGTTATTAAGGGTATAGGGTTAGAATTACAAAGAGGACAAGCAACTAAAGAAAGAGAGAAAGCTACAGGTGAAAGACCTTATTCTATATTGGGAGTAGAGTTAAATAAACTTGATATACTAACACCATTCTTTGCAGCTAAAGATGTGGTTGATTATTACAACCACAGCACAACTTATCATAGTGATTTGTCTCCTAAACATGAACAAAGCATGTTCGAGTTTTCAACTGGAATGATATTTAGCATTATAAAAAATATAGGTTCTAAAGCATTTTACAGAAATTTTGTTGATTTTGCTTATACATTATTAAATGGAGATTTTTCGGATTCAAAAGTTCAAGGACGATTTAAATATGCTGTAAGTTCAATTACAAAAGGTTTTGTACCGTTCAGTGGTATATTGCAACAAATAGATGCAGGCACTGAAAGTATTGAAAAAGAAGTGTATGATATTTGGGATACTATTGCAACTATGAATCCGTTAGATGCTAACAGTGATATGATGCCAGTAAGAAGTTGGACAGGTAAAATTGTTGAACGCAAAAACTCCATGTTTTTTGGTGTGAAAGCACCTGATAAAGTGTATCCTTTTTCTTATCGTAAACGAAATGAAATAGTCAGTAAATTCTTTGAAGAAAGAAAATTTGATTACAGACCACCATCACATATAAGTAAAGCTGGTTTAAACTTAAAAGAACTTAGATATGAGGGTGACACTTATGAAACCTTACCACCAGATGCAAATGGCAAAACTGTCAAAGTTAAAATTACAAATCAAACTCTGTATGATAGATGGATGCAATTAAAAAGTCAAAGAAAGAGAAAAGTAAAAGTGAAACCTGGAGTTACAAGAAATTTAGATTTACAAGAGTATTTAGAATATTTAATTGTAAATGAAGATAGTAAATTGTATGCTTATCCTATTCCAGGGCCAGCACTGTATTCTGCGGGTAATGGTGGTGTAGCAATGGAAGATAGACAACAGCAGTTTTTAATTGGTATTATTAGAGAGTATGAAGAAGCTGCATTCGGACAACTTAAAAAAGAGAAAAGAGCAATTATGGGGCAAAATGGTAAAACTTTTATAGAGTTAGAAACAGATATTATAAGAAAAGTAGATGAAAATGTTAAAGCACAAAAACGACTATATAAAATGCAGGGGGATTAAGGGTTACTAAGGTACCCTTCTTAGAAGATTATGGCAAATTCATTCGTAAGATACACAGGTGACGGTAGTACCACAACATATGCAATACCATTTAGCTATCGTAGCCAAGATGACATTACAGTAACCATTGGTGGTGTAGTAA